TTTATTAGTCATACTAAGCATAATTATATATTACGGCAATGTCTGAGATCTATCCTGTATTAATCGGAGTCGCAGCAACGGCTTTCGTTATGGTTTTATCTAATGTTAGTAATAGAAGAGATAGAGATATTGTCGAATTATTTAACCGAATAAATAGATTAGAAAGAGCCGTAAGTCGTATAGAAGGTCAAAACGACTAATCTTTGGTATGTTTGGGAAAGAACATAAAACACTATGTCTAAATTTTTAATCGGTTTATTTATCAAATTTGGTAAATCTGAATCGCTGCGTAAAGCTGCTTTAAGTCTTTTAAAAGATCTTGCTGCTAAGTCTGACAATGATGTTGATGATGCAATAGTCAAGATGCTTGAAGAAAAGCTTTTCCCAGTAAAATGAACATCAAAAAATTTCTAAACATTGAGATAGAAGAAGCTCCAGCAGAGTTGCAACTATCAGTTGAGATGAGGTGTAGAGAAATTATGAAGAGCAATGACTATGACAATATCAAAAGGTATTGCACACATCTCGTTAGGCATCAAATGGAACAGGATGTATTTGTTGCTTCGATGTTAGGAAGATTAGTAGAACTGGAAGCTAATCTTGTTGTAAAAGAAATCAGAGCAAAAAAACCAAGAAATCCTATAAAGAAATTTTTTCATATTCCTTAATTTCATCTTCAGTAAAATCTCTAACTAATAATTTATCTATTTTTTCTACTTCATAATTAAATTTAAGAATTGCAGTTCGTATATGTTCTGTAACCCATTCTCCATCTTTAAAAACAACTTGTGCTTTACCATTTTCTTTGATAAATACATAATGATCTTGCCCTTTTAATTGAACATCCAATAGATTTTTTTCTAAATTTTTACGTCTAATCTCTTTTAATTTACGTAATTTTATAACAGAGTTTTTTTGTGAGTTTTTCATTTGTAATAAAGATCATGAACACGTTGAAGTGGGATTGCTGCCACAGCAGGAACAATACTATTGCCTAAAGACTTAGTTCTGTCCACCCGATAGGATAACCCATAACTTCCTCTAGGAAGTATGGGCTTACTGACATATGATCTCCAGTTTGGGTCAAGACGTCCGGTATATTTCGCTGACCATATTCCTGATTCCATTTTACTGAGGATCTTCCTTTGTAATCCCTCGCTGTTGGAGTCGGCAACATTTGTAGATGATTGAATAACTCTACTGTGTGAGGATTTACTGCTTCCCGAAGATTCGCTAACTTGGTTCTGCCTTTCCTGTGAATTTGAGTCTGTTTGATCATTGAATCCATTGATCGAGGAGGAAGATGATCCATAGTCGTTGGTGTAGGCAACGCACCACCACCTTGAACGTCTGTGGGCTGCTCCCAATGAACTTGCAGATATAATTGACCATTCTGCATCGTACCCTGCTTGGGAAAGCTCTCCGAGAACAATGTCCAATCCGTTATTAAGGATCGCTGCCACGTTTTCCAAGACAACGAATCTTGGTCGTACCAAGCATATGACTCGCATGAGTTGGTGAAAAAGACCTGATCTGGATTGTTCTGTAATTCCTTCTCTTCTACCGGCCACGGAAATGTCTTGACAGGGGAAACCTCCTGTAATGACATCATATTGTCCAGGGATAGCTGTGAAGGTTTTGATGTCGTCATGACAGGGAACTGTAGGAAAATGTTTTTTTAAAATTTTTTGACAGAAAGGATCAATTTCTATAAATTGATTGGTTTTAAAACCTCCAACTAATTTATTTGCAGCATAAGAGAAACCCCCGATACCCGCAAAGGTATCGAGCATTGTTAAAGGTTTCACTTAAAACAAACCTTGCGTATTTGGAGCAGATTCTATTTTTTGTGGATTTATGTTGCCAAATACTCCATATTCACCATCTATAGCTTTGGCGTTCAGATAAATAACTTTTGTTGTAACATTTTCTTTTTTAGTAAAGTCGTAAACTTTTCCATCTGAACTTTTTGTATTAACTAAATTTTGAAGGTGTTCCATTAAATGCGTAACAGATTCAACTGGTATACACATAGTTAATTGATTACCAAATTTTCCTTCGTTAATATTCCATTTGATAGGTAAAGGTAAAGCCGGATTGAATTGAGAGTTAGTCATTGAAATAATTTTGTAAAAGTTTTTTTAAAAATTGATTAGGAGAAAGATTGTTTTCTTTGCAATAGGCTCTTATTTGAGCAGCTAAATCGTCATCAGTACGAACAGTAAAGATGTTCCTGTTGTAATCCTTATGGCGATCTTGCCTGCGTTCTTGAAGTTGATCTAGAACTTGTCTCCCTGCAAATTCTGCTTCGTCTGTTGTCATAGGGATGAATCAATTTCATTAATGGCGATAGTAAGAAACTGTCCCTGTTCAGCAGTTCTTATATCTGTAGGGCCAATCTTTTCAGCCTTAATATTGAACTGTTTTTTAAATTTATTGATGACAGAATCTTTTTTATCAGGGAACTGTTCAGATAAATTTTTCATTTTAGAAACAACAGCAGATAAGGCATCTTTAGTTATAGGAGTACCATAGTTCTTATCTTTAATTGATTCAACAGCTTCAAGTTGTTGTTTAGGTTTTGTAGGAGTTCTTGCAATACCTTTTTTAGGTGCTGGTGTAACTTGCTTTGCTTCGTCAATTTCAATCTGTGCCCATAATTCATAAGCTAAACCAAAAGCAAAACAAGCACAGGCACAAAGACATCTACGATGTGAATTTTGAAAATTAACACATGAAACCCTATCAAGTGTTATAGGTCTGTTTGCATTGTCAGTAATAGCAAAAGGGAAAAGAGTAGTCTTAAGACCTGTATCTATGTGTTGAAAATATCCCATAAGAAAACCTGAACCATCGGGAGCTTTGAAAACATATGATGATAATTCATTTTCAGAAGAAGATTGATCTAGACAGAATTGCCAACCCGGAGCGTGTTCTCGAAGTATCTGTGCAGTTTTAGCCCAGGCGACATAATCAAACTTCATCTTTTTATAGATATCAGTAGTTTTGATTACCCCAGCTAGATTGGGCAGAGTGGTGGTCATGTTTAATTAGTAATTAGTATACTAATAGTATACTAATCGTTAATAGAGGATATTGCAATGTATGCACCAGGCAATTCATCTTTATTTATATATCGTTTTTTTGTATGAAGTTCAACAGCTAAACAGTCATCCTCTATTACACTTCCTCCGGCACTAACAGATAATCCATCTAAAGTGGATCTTGCAAGCTTATCAATATCTCCATTACCTCTACTTGTGCAATATTTAGGTGCTGAAGGTTTTAATACGTCTTTATTTTTACCAGTTCCAAAATGTGATTTAGGTCTAGGAAAAACAAATTCTATATCAACTTTTACAGGTAAATTCAATGCCCCACTTGAATAACAGTTCAATGCAGCTTCCTTTACATCAGTTCTCCAAGGCTTTACTTTTTTAGAGGCTTCGATCATTGCACCATATCTTGTTAAGGTTTTAGATCCTTGAGGAGCAGGAATTCCTACTACCCTTATTGTTATTTCATTCATGCTGCGTTTCCTAACACAAAAACTGGTTGATACCATCTCATTTTACGCTCCTTACGTTTAGCTCCTTTCAATACTGTATGCCAATGTCCTCTTCGCCAATGTGGTCTTAACTTTCTTTTATTTCCAGCTACAACTAACATATCTTCATTTTGTTTTGGCTTTAATTTGACAACTCTTGTTGTAAAGTCTTTCCCTACCCAACAAATAGCTCTTGGTTTTATGTCACTTTGAACTTTATATTTCTTTTGTAAAGGTACAATTTTTGATGGAATATATTCTTCAGTAATAATATCTGGCTGTTGATTCATTAATAAAAGCAAATTTACAACTGTTCTGAAATGATCTTGTATTACATGATCTTCAACCTTAGTAAATTGTAGTATCTTGAATATTTTTAAATTTTTCCAATTAAATGCGTAATAATAAATTTTTCCTGGTTCTACTACAAAATTCACATAAACATCAAACCTATATTTTGGATTCACTAACAAATCCTTATGATCATTCTCTTTATTCCATGAATGACATTCAATATATGAATATTTAATATCATTTATTTTATTTGAATTTAACAAGAAGAAGTTTGGATTTACAACATTTGGATTTTCTGTCAGAGAAAGATTATCAATATTTGTATTGATCAATGAATTACACAAATCATCCTTAAGGTAATAAGCTGGAGCTTCATAAATATATTGTTGACTTCTATGTTTGCAATTGATATGTTCTCTTGCTAAATCCTGCCAGGAATAAAAGTTTTGAGGTGATTTATATTTATATAAAAACTGTCCTCTTGATATTTTTGGTTTCTCTTCAATAATTACTTCTTTAGTTTTAACTTCTTTTTGTTTACGTTTTTCAGAAAAAGCTACAGTTAATTCTTTTTGTACCTTTTGTTTGTTTACTTTTGGAAGTTGACTCGGATCATTAACAGTAACCCATTTATCTCCCACTTTCATTTTTAGGTTACCTGTATTTGGATGAATCCATAAGTCTCCTTCTTTTGCATCTCCTCTGCGTTCAACTATTTTTCTCTCATTTGTTTCTTCTTGGGCAGTATAAAGATTTGAATCTTTTGTATTAAAAAATAACTGTCCTGCTGATTTTCCTTCTTCAAATGCTTTTTTTTGTTTGTCAGTAATATTTTTTTCTTTACCTCTTAATACTCCACCTCTTCTTTTATATTGGTTTTTAATCCATACTGAAGCATAGTTTGAAGGATAAGGTTTAAATTTTCTTTTTGCCTCATTTTTAATTTTTTTAAAAAGAGCTTTATCAATACATTTACTTCCAAAATTTTTTAAAAAAGCCTTATTGTCGTAAAAATCTGGATGTTTTTTTTGATAATATTCATCCAACTTTTTTTTATATTGTCCTACCGGTATTTTTTTACCTTTATCAAAACTAGCTGGCTTCGTCATCTTCAATTAAATAGGTGATATAACTATATACCAGTATATATTAAATTACATCATCCTTCAAGTTCTCTTATACGTTTATCTAAATTTTCAAATCTTACAACATATTCCTTATCAGTTATTTCTTGTTGAAACCATAAGTCTGCAAGGTTTCCCATTTCATTATTTAATTTTGCAATTAAATATTTTTTTCTTCTGGTAAGTTCTAAGTAAAGACATTTCATTTTTTTATACCCCATTTTCTTTTAACTTTAGATTTTAATTGTGCTTTTTTCTGTCTTGTTATTGATAAGAAACAATCATCAAGATCATCTATCAAATTATCAAATTCTGCCTGTTCTGATAGTTCTAATGATCTTTGAAAGTTAACAATAGAAGCTCTAATAAGTTTTAGCTCATTACCTGAGACATCAAGTATATATCTCATAATTTCTTAGTCCATTCAGCGATAAGTTTTTTTAGCTCCTCGATACGTTTCTCAGCAGCTTCGATCTTTTGTTCTTTAGTCATTTTTCTCCTCTTAATTTTACTTTTACTGCTATTTTATTTCCTAACATTTTTTTTATTTTTTGCACTTCATCATCTGTTAAATCATTAAATATTTCATATCTTGCAACTCTTTTTTTTGCAAACATTTTGTGTAATTTTTTTTCTAATAGTTTGTAATCTTCCCTTGGAGGACTTACGGCAAGTAACTCGTCTGGGCATTGTGATCTTACTCTGTTTTGAATATTATTTTTACATGATCTGCCTATTTTATGGCTATTAGCACTTTTAAAAAAATAAACGTGACCTAAATCTTTTTTTTCTTTTATTACGCTATCAGCATTAGGAGTCCAACCATTTTCCCACCCCTCTTCTAATGCTTGGTAATTCCAAGTTTCTTTACCTTTGTTGTAATTCACAAAACCTTTTTTTATTAACCAAAGCATTGCATTATGATCACTTTCTATTTTGTAACTTGGTTTGCCATTGACACGAATTTTTTTTTCTGTAAAAGTTAATCCAAATTTTTTATAAATTTCAGTTTCTGTCATTCCAAATATTTTTTCATGCTCTTTAATTTCTCTATCATTGTTAAAATGAACACCCTCAATATTTAACTTATTACTATATGAATAAGTTTTGACAACTTCACGACCATCACAATCTTTTATAAACCAATTATTAGAAGAAGTCATATCAAAACACTTCCTGTTTAGCTTCAAACTTTTCCCATGCTTCCTGCCATGCATCTTTACATCTCTGCACAGGTTGATCTTCATTTAACATACATTTTCCCTTATATGCCCAAATCGTATTGCACAGATCAGGTTCTAGATCACAATTCAGTTTCAACATTTCGATATAGCAACCTAATTGTTTATCTGTTCTATAAGGTTCTCGCCAACCTGTCCTTTTCTTAAAATCATATTTAGTACTTCCTTTAGTTTTAAGATCAATAAGTCTAACCTTCTTAGCTTTTGTATCGTAACCAATAAGATCCAGCTGACCTCCTAAATCCTTTTCAGGATTACTCATCATATATTCAACACCCATAGGTTCAAAATGTGTGAACAGTTCCAGCTCAAACAACGGGATAGCCCATTCTTCATATTCACCCATCTCGATATCATCAGCACCTAACATCTTCTGTTCTAAACAGCTATGAACTGTCTCACCTCTTGGTTGCCAGATATGTCTTAGCCTTTCAATGTTTTCTTTCGCTTCTTCCGTCAGATCACTACATACAGCAGTCGTTGACCATTTCAACCATTTATTGGATTTCTCACAATAATATTTATGTGTTTCTTCATCTCTGAAGACAGCAGGTTTAGGAAGTTTTTGAATAGTGTTCATGTTTAATTAAAAATAAGTTGGTAAGTCTTTAGGATCAGTAAGTTCTACTTTCTCCTCTACAGGTTTTGGTTCTTCAACCCTAGCAAGGTTTTCATGTTTGATACCTTGATAACCACGAACATACATAGGATGTCCATTACAGGTATTAACAACTT